TCGGTGCTGGACATGACTGAGGCGGCCGAGGCGGTGTTGCCGAGGGTGTAGGCGGCCGAGACAAGACCGGCATCGCTGGAGACCAGCGGGGTGACGAGCTTGTGCGCGGCATTACTGATGACTGAACCGGCAGCAACTGGCAGCAGACTAAAGGTCTGCGTGGCGGCTGCGGCGGTGAAGTCAGCATTGGTGAGGATGACCTTGTGCGTAAAGCCGGTGGAGGCTTTCGTTTCAATGGGCAGTTCGTATGTGAGCATATACTGTTATTCCTTGGTTGGTTGTTGAATTAAGAAGTCGCGGCGAACTTGCCGAGGCCCTTGGGCGTGCCAACGCTCAACGCCACGATGGCGTCAACGAGGCCGCGAGGACCGCCGCCCATGTCTTCCAGCTCCTGGTAGCGGGGCCGGCGACCATATCGCAGTTCGACCATGTCCATATCGAGGACGTAGCCGCGCGCGTTTTGCACGTCGGCGCTCGCGTTGTCCTTCGCCAAAAATAGGGAAGGCAACAAACTCAGCGACCCGAAATCTCCCTCAAAGAAATTGACAACGGAGATGATGGATTTGCTGTCGGCGCTGTTGGTGAACGTGCGAACACTGAGGCCGGCACCGGCGGCACCCGTGCTGAAGCGGGTGAACTCGGTGAACTTACGCTTGAGGGCAGGGCCGCAAACGAGGGTCAGTTCGGCAACATTGCCGGTCTGAGTGTAGATGCTCTGCAAGAGCGTCTGCACTTCGGACTCGGTGAGCGAGGCGGTGGCGGTAGTGTTGATCGACGCGGTCGGCGTGCGCTGTGAGACAGGGACCGGGAGGTCGGATTGGGAAGCGGCGATCCACTTGCCCAAGCCACGGGTCTTATACGGCGAGGCGCCACTCTGCTCCTGAGACTCTGCGTCGGACGAGATGACCGACTCAATATCCCTTTTGATTTCTACGAGGCTACGCGAAATTGCGCGCGCCATTTCCTTGCGCTTGCCGACACCGGCGGTGTCGTTGACGTTCTGAACGAAGTCGTCCACTTTGATGCTGCGGCGCAGTTTTTGTCCGCGAGCCGAGAGAAGAACGCGGTTCTTCGTCGGGTCGTCGAAGCTGGTGACATCGGCGTTGCTGAGAACGCCATCGAGCACGGGCTCGTTATACGAGTCGGCTTGGTATGAAAAAACGCCGGCATTAGAAAGGTCTGACCCTTTCTTAGCTGCGCTGGAGATGGGGGTATTTTTTGCGTCGATGATGTGAATGACATCGGCGAGGTCTTCCCTAAGACCTGTGACTGGAGTGATTGCTCCGACTGTAGAAGGCATGTTAGTAATTGTTTCTAGTTAAGGTTTATCTAAGTAGGCTGTCGGACACCCAACTTTGAAGATCGTCCAAGCTGGCTCCCGACAATGATGATGCTGGCTTTCCGCCACGGTATGACGACTTGGCGTTACTGACCGGCTTCACAGCGGATGGGGTTTTAGATTCTGACTTCTTTGACGAAACCTTTTTCTCGGCGGCGGTCTTGGCTTCCTTGGCCTTTTGCGAGGCCATGAGGGCTTGCTCTCCGTAGAGGGCGAGGCCGATCCAGTATTCATGTTGCGGGATGCGCAACAGTTCCGGGGCCGACTTGACCGTAGCCTGGTAGGCTTTGTTGAGATCCGTGCCGGATTTGAAGAGGTCGGGGAAGATGTTCTTCGCCGCCTCGACGGCCGGGGCTCTTTGCGAGAGCCACGCCCTGCGCGCTGGCGCATGCACGGTGAGGATGTCATCCGCTTTGATAAGGTAATCTTTCACCTCGTCGCCGCTGATAAACTGCTCCGAGCCATCCGGCTTCTTAACTGTGGTGCCGTCACTGTTTTGCAGGGCCCAGCGTCTTACCGCTTGAGCGTTCTGCACTCGCTGTTCCAAGACCTCGTCGCCATCAACATCGGCCAACGGATTGTCGGCGGACGGGGAGAGGACGGGGCGGCTGGTCTGGTTGAGTTGGGCTTCTAGATCCGCTTTGGCAGACTTCAGTTGCTCTAGCTCGGCCGAGACGGCGGTGGCCTTTTCTTCGGACTCACGCTGCTTGGCGACCAACTTGTCGATCCGCTTCTGAACCTTGTCCTTCGGGGCCTCGGCGCCGGCTTCTGTATCGGCCGGCTCGTCCTCCTCGCTGTCCTCGGGTTCAGTTACGGCATCTTCACCGGACTCTTCGGATTTCTCCTCGGGGTCTTCTGTTTCGTCAGAATTGTCAGAGATCGTTTCCTCAGACTCCGTTTCGTCCTCTGGCTCTTTTTCCGGTGCGGGCGTCATGCCCAGATCGGCCAAAGCCATAGAAACTACATCAACGTCGTCTGCTTTTGCTGCGACCGTGTCGGTCGTCGTGTCTGTCGCCATAAGGAAAAACCCCTCAAGTGGTGCGCCAGCGCATTTTGGGGAACGGCGCGCAGGACCGTAGAAGGAGGCGCGAAGCCTCACTTCCGCTTAGATATAGCACACAACCGCACACACAGCAAGCGTAATGTTTTACAATGTGAATTTATTCGCTACTCATGAATGGCGAATAGCAGGGGATTGGGGCGAAAGATGCTTTCGGGATCTTTGGCGCCAATGGCGTAATTCCTATGCTAGGCACTATTTCTACGGAATTATTGCACAAACGCCGTAGAAACTATGGCGGTTGTGTCACAAAAAGTGGCGCGTTTTCGCTACCAAGAAACTGGCACGGCTGCACACAATGTTGCAAAAAGGGACACTTTGTGTCCACTTCGTGAGACTTTGCAGTGGCTAATGTCGCCGCAACGCTACACTGGGCCGGTGTAGTGTTGCTTACAATTAACCAACGCCACTAGAGCGGGCCTGTTGACGTTGCTTAACTCAGCTTCGCCGCCTCGGCGCGCTTGGCTTCTAGGTCTTCCCACAACTCTTGCAAGGCGTTGAGCTGGCCAGCGGCGTGGGACTGGTAGCCGGGTTCTTTGGCGGTGGCCATGGCGCTGACCAGCAGGACGGCGTCGGCGATGCGGTCCTGCAATGTTACCATGATTGCTAGGTAGCTCGGGGGAGCTTGCTCGCGGCTGAAGGCTAGGGCGGCGGCAGGGTCAAAGTCCTCGCTGACTGTGTAGAGGTCTAAGGGGATGGCCCTGACTTTGGTGAGGAGCGTTTTGAATATACTTGTGAACATGTGATGCGTTTTCTATCCGTGGGTTTTGAGGGAAATGGTGGGTGGCGTTTCTTTCGCCATTATCAAATTGATTGCGCCGAGCGCATACCAAATGCGTAATAGTTCAAGCGGAGTGGTGGATTTCTTCGCATTTTCGGTGATCTGTGATTATCGGACAAGATGTGGGGATTTCTCTTGGGGGTTTTGTAAGAAATAAGGGGGTGTTTTTCTTACAGAAATCTGACGAAATAGAGCAGCTTGTCGGCGTTCAGAACGTGGGGCGCGCATTCCATGCAGCAGGGGCCGAGCTGCGGGTCTTTGAGCCATTTTACCGTAAGGGGCTGTTCGCAAACTTGGCACAGCGGGGCGCCCCTAGCTGTGACCTTCCAGTCGTCCGGTGGCGGGGGTTGGTTGCGGGACAGGGTGGTCATCGTGTTGCTCCGAAGAACGTGGTAAAGATGTCGGCGCCGGCTTGAGGCGAGGCTTGCGATGACTTGTAGCCAGCGTTCCATCCGGCTTCGTAGACGCGGTCGAAGAACTTGCGCATACCGGAAGGCGTGAAATGCGGGTCATCCAAGAGGCGCGGGTTTTTGCGCGTCAGCTCGGACCAGCAATAGTCTTTGTCGCTCATTAGTAGCTCCCGCCTCCGCGCGCCATGAGGATGTCGCCCTCGACGTTGTTGACTCCAGAAAGGCACAAGTATCTGACCAAATCTGGGAAGTCCTTAGAGCTTCCCTTGGCCCCGTCACTACCTGTCCACTCCTTCAAGCAGTAGATGACATTCTTGCACTTCTCGCTGATGTAGAGCTTGGGCTGGTTGAGCGCGCTGATCGGCTTGTCGCGGTCGTAGTGCAGCCAGGAGTTAATCATCTGCACGCCTTCATCAATCGTGTCGCCGGGGGTTGCCGTGAAGTCCATGCCCAGCTCGCTCATCTCCTCGATCAACGTGGTCGGGCGTTCCTTGGCCAAGGTCTGCGCGTTGCCGTAGCGACTGTCCATCCACCGCTCAAATATCTTCTCGCCGTTCTCCACGTTGCGGATCTCTTCGACATAGCGGGCGAGGCCGAACCCGAAGTCCTTCTGCGCGGGGCCCTGGCGGCCGTCCGCCTTCTTGCCGTCCGGCTCGGCCCACATGCCGGGGTAGCCAACGCCCTCGACATATTCGTCAGGGCAGGGCCACTCGCGGTAGATGAAGCAGCGGTTGGCTGAGTCAAACAGCGCCCAGATCATGGCCCAGTTGCGGCCAGAGCAGGGGTCGATGAATTGGTAGCGGGTGCCGGTGGTCGGAATCCAGTCGTGCTTGATGACGTGGACGCGGTCGTTGAAGAGGGGGAAGCGGTTGTTGATCGAGCGGGTCGGGACGCCGTAAGCGCGGCAGAGGATCTTCTCCTTCGTCTCGTTGCGTAGCTCGGTCTGCATGCGCTCCCAACCGGCCCACGGGTTGTCCTTGGTATGAAAGTAAATGATCGGGCGGTCCTTGCGGCCGAGTTGGACTAGCGGCACTTGGTCGTATCCGGTGAGGATCTTCTCGCCTTTGTCATCCTTAAACTTAGGCAGCAGCTCGGCATCGACGGCGGTTATTGTCCGCGCACCTGTAAGGTAATCTTTTACCACTGGACTGTAGCCTTCGATGGGGGTGAAGGT